TTAAATCGACCGCCCGAACCACATTACACGACCGGCAACATGCAATTGCTCGATCTCGCCAGCCGAAACTTCTTCGGCCGGATATCGCGGATTGTCACTTATCAGCTGTAAAGAGCCATTTAATCGCCCGTGGACGCGCTTAACGAGAACCATATCTCCATAAACAATAACGTAGATAGTATTGTCTCTGATGCGATTGACTGAGGTGTCGACCAATAAGACGTCACCGTCTCGAATCGTTTCCTCCATACTGTCGCCGCGCGCAGTCAAAATCCGTGCAAAAGCTGGATTGATATTACGGCTGCGCAGCCAGGTTGACTGGAACGCAAGATATTCCAATGGGTCTTCACCGATCGTCACCCGACCCGCTCCAGCCGAAGCCTGAACGTCGAGCCGAGGGACGAGTGTAAACTCTGATTTCGCTTCCAGTTCAGTAGCTTGGACCCTCTGCGGAAGCTGAGGGAGTTCGACGGTGCTCATTTCGCCTTCGCCATTGATGAGCCAGTCTAGCGCCACGCCTTTCACCTTGGCGATTTGCGCCACCTTATCGATCCCAGGGGTCGCGCCTGCCAAATACTTGCGCATCAAGCTTTCACCGATATCGACCTCGCGTGCGAACGCATTTGCCGACTGATTCCCGATAAGCACTTTAAGGCGCTCTGCGAACGTATCGTTCACCAAAGTACGAACTCCGAAATTGGTTCGGAGTTAACAAGTCACGGCAGTAAAGGCGCTAAATTATTGTTATTCAACAATAATACTGCATTTCGCACCATAGTGCCTGATCAGTCAACTCCGAACTCGAAATTCGCCGTATAGGGCTTGACTAATGAGCACTATATTGCGAATATCCGTTGCGACACTGTTTCAACACCTACACCCAAGCCAACCGACCTCTTGCACAGGTCAGAAAACAGGGAGCAACCATGACGAACCCAAAAAAGTGGGACCGTGCAGCGATCAAGGACGAGCTACTGCGGCAGAATAAAACTCTGACCGGAATAGCCCGCGATGCTGGCATGTATCCCGCAGCTTGCCGGGCCGGGATCATTGGAGCCAGTCGGCCTGGAGCGGAAGCGATTGCCGCTGCCCTTGGCGTTCCGTTCCGCGAGATGTTTCCCGACATGTACACGCGCGGTCGTCATGACGGGGTGGATAGTAGCAGCAACAAGTCTGGCGGCGGAAGGCCAAAACGTCACGCGAATGCTGACGGTGCACAGACGGCTGCCTGACTAATCCGTCAGCCATTTTCCATCATCCTGACAATCGAAAGCATCCAACATGATTATTGCTGACATTAACCCGTCGCTCGTGGACGTTTCCGCCGAACACAAGAAGGTGTCGCCAGACGCTTCCTTTGCCATTGCCGAAGACTTCAAGGTTCGCGGCCAACGCCAACCAATCGAAGTGATCGAACAGAAGAACGGACGCTACCAGCTGGTTTTTGGCGCGAAGCGTCTTGCAGCTGCCGCGCTGCTAAATACAACCGTAATCGCGGCGATACGCCAGCCGGACGAATTTGCCGATCAGGCTGAAATTCGGCTCACCGGTATTGCGGAGAATTTCTATCGCCATAGCCTAACTGTTCTGGAACGCAGTGTAGATGTTGCCGACTGGTGCGCGATCTGGCGGGCTGCTCACCCCGTAAAGCGCGGGCCTAAAACACAGGCGAAACCGGAAACGGAGTTTAGTACCAACTTGGTACTTAATTCGACCGACGCTGAAATCATGGAAGAAAGCGAGACGTTTGCGCTGAGCTTTTCCGAGGCAGCGCAGCGCTTCCTGAAGATCGGTCGCAACGAAGTTTTCCGCTCCATCAAGATTGCTGGCATTCCGGCGGACCTGCGGGATCGCATGGCGATCTTCGTGCCGCTCTGCGACAACCAGCAGGCGCTACTGTCTATTGCAAACGAACCATATGAGCGCGCATCAGCAATCATTGAGCTGATGCTTGATGGCAAGGTGCAGACCGTAACTGAAGCAATTATCCAGATCGACGGTACGCCGAAGCCGAACGTACCGGCCCGTTGGGAAAAGATTGCTGATCGTTTCGCACGGCTGAAGCCTGCTGAGCAGGATCATTTCTTTGCGCTGCATGAAGCGGCGGTGCTGCGCTGGTTCGCAGAGCGGCAGGCTGCACTTTAATGACCAAGCGCCGCGACCCTCTCACCAAAGACTTGTTCGAGTGGACGCCTCCCCAGGTGGCAATCCGCTACGAAGAAGGTGTGACCGGTCGCGGCTCGCTCGATAACCAGATTGCGCGCCTTGTAGCTCGCGCTCTTCGCGATGCGCGTGACGATAACAAGGGACGGTCGGAAATCGCCGCTTCAATGACGCGGTTTCTCGATCGGTCAATCTCAACGACGATGCTCGACAAATGGGCGTCCGAAGCCAGCGGTGAACATCGTATTCCGCTCGACGCTTTCATCGCCCTTGTGCATGCGACCGACGCCAAGGAACTGCTCGGGTTTGTGCCTGGCATGTTCGGCCTGACGGTTATCGAAAACGAATACGCAGACCTGATCGAAGACAGGTTGCTTGAAGATCACATCGAAGAATTGCAGGCGCGGCGGCAGATGCTGTCAGCGAAGCGAAAGGCGCGTCGATGAACGAGCTAATACGCATCACACCAAACGAAATTGCCCGGCCCAAGGAGTGGCTAACTGCGCGCGAAATCGCGGTCGAAGCTCTTCCAGATTTACCGGACAGTGAGCGTGGAATACAAATATATGCAGAGCGTGAAGGTTGGACCAACTATCCGGGTTGCGTTCGCCGCCGAAAAGGTCGGGGCGGTGGACTGGAGTACAACTATCGTCTGTTTCCAACGCTCGCCCAGATCACATATGTCCAACGCTACATGGTCACGGGTCGTGTCGAGGCGCTGCCGCAGGTCGAACCAGTCAGCCACACAACAGCACCCTTGAGCGACCGCGCCCAACGTGAGCGTGATGCGCGCCTTGCTGTAGTTGCGGCTTTTGAACTGTTCTTGAAGGGCCTTAATCTGAGCGTTCAAGGCGCTTTGTTCGTATTCTGCGACCGCTACAATGTTGGCATGATCCAGGTGGACCCATGGGTCAAGGAAACCCTGCCGCGCATTTCGCAACGTTCAGTTTTCCGTTGGCGAGCAACCAAGGCAAAAGGTGCGAAAGATGCGCTTGCCGTTGATCGTTCTGAGGCCCGCAAGGGCAAAGGTTTGCTGGAGACCGCCAATAACGGCGAGGTTCGAGCATTCATACTCGCGTGGCTTGCGTCCAATCCGCACCTGTCCGCCGATATCATCCGTGGATATTGCGAGGACCATTTCGGACCCGAGCTAACCGACCGCAACGGCGAGGTGAAGCCTTTGCCGCCAGTTCGTACCTTCCAGCATTTTATTGCAAACCTGAAGGCGGCTGAAAAGGTGGTCCTGACCAAGATCACGGACCCAGACAAGTTCCGCTCCACGATGAAGCTGTCTGGCACCGGCACGTATCGCCATGTTGATGAGCCGAACGCGCTCTGGATGATCGACGCATCGCCCGTTGATGCCTTGTGCGTGGATGGGCGCTATTCGATGTATGCCTGCATTGATATCGCGACCCGCCGTCTGGTCATAACGCTTTCGAAGACGCCGCGCGCATCGGCTGTTGCCCTGCTGATCCGCAAAGCCATTCTGCAGATGGGTGCCGCCACCGTCATCAAGACGGACAATGGCTCCGATTTCGTAGCCATCGCGACCAAGCGCCTTTTCAGCAATCTCGACATCACCGCCGACATTTCGGATGCCTACAGCCCTGAGCAGAAAGGCCATGTTGAGCGCGTTATCAAGACATTCCAGCACAACGTCTGCCCGCAGTTGCCGGGTTATATCGGGCACTCTGTCGCCGATCGTAAGGCAATCGAGGGCCGGAAGAGCTTTGCACAGCGCCTTGGTGCTGACGAACACGAACTGTTCGAAGTTTCACTTACGGCCGCGCAGCTCCAGCAGCACATTGATGACTGGCTGGAGTTCGTCTACCACGAAAGCGCCCATAGCGGCCTGAAAGGACGGACACCTAACGAAGTCGCCCAGGCTTCCACCACGCCGATCCGCCGCATAGACGAACGTGCGCTCGATACCCTGCTGATGCCAGTCGCTGGAAAGAACGGACTGCGCAAGATGACCAAACAGGGCATCAAGGACAACGGCCTGCATTACGTCTCCGGTACGATCATGGTTGGAACCGAAGTGTTCTGCCGACGCGATCCGCTCGACATGGGCAAGATGTACGTATTCTCCGCTGAAGGCGGTGAGTTCCTCGATGTAGCGATCTGCCCAGAGCTGGCAGGCGTCAATCCGCAGGAATACGTCAAGGCGCAGAAGGACATTGCCGCCGATATCGTTCGTCAGCGTGAACGCGAGATCAAGGCCGATATACGCGAGCTGAAAAAAGGCCCGTCGGGCATCGAGCGCACAATCCGGCTTGCAAAGCGCAAGGCTGCTGAGAAGGCCGGGCAGACCGCCAACGTCATCCAGTTGCCGAAGCGCGAAGAGCAGCACACCACACCGGCCATCGTCGCCGCCATCGATGCCGCCACACTTCCGCAGGCAGGTATCCAGCCGAAGCCGCTCAACGAAAAGGCGGCAGAGTTGCATGAAGCGATCAAACGCGAAGCTGAGGATCGGAAGGTATCGACGGTTGTCCACCTCGATCCCGATGCGGGCCTAAGCGCCAATGCGCGCCGCTTCAAATGGGCCATGGACCTCGAAACCAAGATCGCCGCTGGCGTCGAACTGGATGCAGACACTGCCGCGCAGCTCGTCCGCTTCCAGGCCACGGCCGCATACCGAACCATCAAAGACACAGCAAAGGATTTTGGACTGGAGCAAGCGCTGAAGATCGCTCGCTAAAAAATAAAACCCCGTTGGAGCGGGGTTTCAAATGCAAATTCCAAGACAATGAGGAAAAAATGACTGCTAACGAACCGATTGTCAATGGCGGCGATACTGCACCGATCAAGAATGTGGCTGCATGCCTCACTCTGGTCCGGTCGTTGCAGAACCGCCACCCGCTGCAGCCCAACCTCGGCGTTTTTGCCGGGTTCTCCGGCTATGGCAAGAGCGTGGCTGCGCTCTATGCCATGAACAAGACGGCTGCGGCCTATGTCGAGGTTTCCGACACTTGGACGAAAAAGAAGCTGCTCACCGCCATCCTGTCGGAGCTTGGCCATCCGGATGCGCGCGGTACGCTTTCCGATCTGGAGGACGACATCATCGGCATCCTGGCCCGTGATCCGAAGCGTCCGCTCATCATTGATGAATCTGACAAGCTGGTCGATCGGAACATGATCGAACTGGTGCGCATGATCGCCAAGAAGAGCAACGTTCCGGTGCTGCTGATCGGTGAAGAGCTGTTCCCGAAGAAGCTGGAGCGTGTCGATCGGTTCCGCGACCTCGTTCTGGAATGGGGTTATGCGCAGCCTTGCGACCTGGACGACACGCGCACGCTTGCCCGAACGTTCTGCCGTCACATCGATGTCAGGGATGATCTTCTCGATCAGGCGCGCATTGAAGGTGACGGCCGCGTCCGCCGCATCTGTAACACCCTCCATTCCATCGCCAACACCGCCGACGAACTCGGCCTGAAGGAAATCAGCCTTGCGCAGTATCAGGAGCATGGCGCGGGTTATTTCTGCACCGGCGCGGTTCCCTCCCGCAACCGGAGGGCCGCTTGATGGGCATCGTTCTCAAGGTCACCGCCGTCAAAGGCAAAAGCCCCAAGCGTGGCTTCGATCACTACTGGACTGTCATGATGGACTACGCAGTAGCCGACCGCAGCTTTACAGCTCGCGACGTGTTCAATCGTTCAGACGCGACACAATCCGACATCAACGATTTCATGCGGCGTCTGGTGAAGGCAGGCTTTATCGAGCCAGTTGTTTCTGACCGGGATGGTGAGACATTCAAAGTCGCCATCCGCCAGTCGATGACCCCGAAAGTACGTCGCGACGGCACCGTGATCGAAGGCGTCAGCAAACAGAAAGCCATGTGGAACCACATGCGCATGAGTGCAGGTGCACAAGGTTTCACTGCGCAGGATATTTCCATCTGGGCTTCGACCGATGAAACACGCATCGGCATCGAGGCGGCGAAATCTTACATCAAGTTTCTGGCCAAAGCAGGCTACCTGATTGAGATGCAGAAGGGGAAATCCGGTAACCTCGGTATTTATCGGCTTTCGCCGGACATGAACACTGGGCCGCTGCCGCCGATTATCCTGCGCGCCAAGGGCGTCTTTGATCAGAACCGGCATGAGATTGTCGGCCCGGTTGTCACCGAAGAGGTGCAACCATGATCGCCGCCAAGCTTTCCAACATCGACAAGGCGCGCACCGCCTGGGGAGACATCATCCCGGACTGGATCGTCATTCTGGCGGAAGCCTGTGATCGTGAAAGCCAGTCTGCGATTTCTCGCAAGGTTGGCTATTCGGCTTCAGCCGTCAGTCAGGTTCTCTCCAACAGCTACCAGAACGGCGATATCGGCCGCGTTGAACAAGCTGTTCGCGGAGCCCTGATGGCTGAGACCGTTGACTGCCCGGTCCTCGGCGATCTGCCACGGAACACCTGTGTGCTTTGGCAGCGCAAGCCATTCGCAACAACCAACGCCCATCGCATCCGCATGTTTCAGGCATGCCGGAGTGGATGCCCACACAGCCTTATCAAGGAAGGAGCATAACCATGGATGCCGATCTTTACGAACTCAGCGACACCCTTTTCGCATGGCGTCGCGAGTTCCTCCGCTACGAAAATCAGGGGGTGTTCCTCACTCCGGCTGATGTTCGTGCTGTTACCGCCACTCTTTATGGCTGCGCCGCGCTCGCAATGAACCGCGAGCATGAAATCAGCCGACATCGCTGGAACGGCATGGGCCGCACCGGTGACAAGACACGGCAGGCCCTCCTGGATGAACTCTTCCGGCCTGATTCCAACATCGTCCTCTTCAAACCCGATTTCACCCTACGCGCCGACCGCGCCTGATCCACCTGAACATAAGGAAACGACAATGACCGAAGCACTTGCAGCCTGCATCCTGGAAGAACAGCCAGAACAGGGCATCACCATGGTGAACGGTAAACCCTATATGGCTAATGCCAAGGGAGCACTCGTACCGCTGGAACTGGTGAAGCCAGCCGACAAGCTTCGTGATGAGACGGTCCGCAAGGTGATGGGGTACGCGAAGGACATCTCGGCACAGATCAGCCGGTTCCGCAAGCACAGCATGACGGACCTCGACAGCCTGGATGAAGTGTTGGAGCAGGAATACAACGCCCGCCCAGGCGGCGTGAAGGGAAACCGGACCTATCAGACCATTGACGGCTTGAAGATGGTCAAGGTCAGCATCAATGATTTCGAGGTTGCTGGTCCCGAACTTCAGGTCGCGAAAAGCCTCATTGATGAATGCCTGAATGAATGGACTGATGGGGCGCGCGCCGAAATCCGCGCCATCATCACACGTGCATTTGACACGGACAAGGAAGGCAAGATCAACCTGAAGGAAATCAAGAAGCTGACCAAGCTCGATATTTCCGATCAGCGTTGGAAGGACGCTATGCGCGCCATCGAGGACGCCATCGATGTTCAATATTCCAAACAGTACGTCCGGTTCTACGAGCGGGCTTCCGTTCAGGATGAGTGGACGGCTGTTACCGTAGACATCGCCAAGGCGTGAGGTGCTGACATGTTGGTTACAGAACGCCAGAACCGCCTTTTCAATGCTCAGGCAAACGTCCTTTCTATTCATCCATTGAAGGGCCTCAGCACGGAACGGGTTCCCGAATGGTTGGAAGAATTCATTCAATTCATCATCGATCGCAAGGCCGATTTCCCGCTTTTTCAGGCGCTCCCTGTTTTGGGGAAAATGGTCGCACAAGATGAACTTCCCACAGATGAAGAGTTTCTTGATGCCATCCAGTATGGCGATGAAAAGGGTTACCTCTTTTACGGCGATTGGGAGATTCGCCGGTATTTGAGTGACAGCTCCTTTGTCAGCGGCCCCGGCTACCGGGCCACGATCTGGGTGTACGCGGACGAGATTGATGCCGGTTTCGACGCGATAATAGCTGCGGCCGAAGAACATCATGAGCGCCAGCGGGCCAAGGCAGGTGCGGCATGAGCACCACCCAGAAATCTCGTACTCGCCATCAGCAAGGTCGCGTATCAGGTGTTCTGCTGTCTGGTGTTTGTGTGGTGTTTAGCCCTTCAGGCACGGATTTCTATGCCGTGCCTGAAGGCATCGACGGCCCGACCTTCTGCCGCAACATGGTTGATCGATACGCTCACCCTCACACCGCAGAGCGGCCCACACCGAAATCGGCCCGATTCAATTTCTCACGCTTCGTGATGACGCTCCATGCCGCTGTGACGGCATTGTTCCGCCGAAAGGTAATTCTTAAATGAGCAACCATTCTCAAAAGACCTGGACTGACGATCGCAAGCAGGTCGTAGCCGAGCTGCTGCGCGAAGGTCTCTCTGCCGGTCAGATGAGCAAGCGCCTCGGTATCAGCCGCAATGCGATCATCAGCGTCATTCACCGCGACAAGATGCTGAGTGAAATCGGGCTTCGAGCCGGTGTCGGTGGCGCACGAAAGCCAAAGGCGGAATCGTCACCTTATAAATCCGGCCGCATGAAAACTGCTGCCCGACGATCTCCAGCCCGGCAGTCACAGCCCGCGCCGGTCGCCGCAGCTATAAAGCCGGAACCGGTGTTCATTTGCGAGGACGTTGCCTCGATCGAAACGCCGATCGATCCGCTCGGCCTGCCGTTAGCGGACCTAAACCTTCGCCAATGCCGGTTCGCGGTCAACAACGCCGCCAAAGGCGAACAGCATTTGTTTTGCGGCCATCCGGTGAAAATCGGCTCCAGCTTCTGCGAGCATCATCATCGCCGTGTCTTCGTGCGTCCAACGAAGGCAGGTGCAGCATGACTATTCCCGTAATTAATGCCGTCTGGCTAGAAGAGTTCATCAAATGGAATTTTGCCACCTTCGGCCCTGGGCGGCGGACGGAAGGCACAATCGATCATATCCGCAAAGAACTGATCGAGATCGAGACAAATCCAACTGATCCGAAGGAATGGGCTGACATTGTCCTGTTGGCACTTAACGGCATGGCGCGGCTCGATTTGTCGCCCGAACAGATCATCAAAATCATCGTCGCGAAACAGGCATGCAACTTCATTCGCCGGTGGCCGGATTGGAGACACGCGGACCCATTGAAGGCCGTAGAGCATATTCGGGAAGCGGACACCTTTAATCCGTTCGGGTCCGGTCCAGTTCCCATCGCGCCGAGGGAAAATTGATATGAAATCCACCGCCGCCATACACGTTGCGAAAAAGCAGCTAGACCTTGACGACGATACCTATCGCGCGATCTGCATTCGCGTCACCGGCAAGCATTCGTCTGCGGCCATGACTGAAGGCGAGCGCCTGAAGCTGATTGATGAGTTTCGTCGCCAGGGCTTCAAGCCCGCTTCAAAAGGGTCTCGAAAGCGCCTTGAAGGCAAGTTCGCCGGAAAGCTCCAAGCTCTGTGGATCGCAGGCTGGAACCTTGGGGTTTTTGATAACCCCGCCGATGAAGCTTTGCTGGCCTTCGTAAAGCGCCAGACGAAAATCGATCATGTTCGTTTTGTTCATGATTGGGCCGATGCGCGCGTAGCGATCGAGAGCATCAAGAAGTGGATCGAACGCGAAGTCGGTCCGGTCTGGCAGGAAGATATGTTCATGCAGGGCTGGAGGCGCGCAGACGGCGCGAAAGTTGCGGCAGCGCAATGGAGTGTGCTTTCTCAGCAAGGCAGACTGCCGGAGCCGGGTAGCTTCACCCGATACGTCCGGGCAGTTCTCAGCCTTGATGACCAGTTCGATTTTGAAGAGCTGAAGCCGCAGCACTGGCAACCGGTCATGAATGCGCTTGGCGCAGAGATCAGAAAAACGGCGCGGCCATGATTTTCACGATCCGCGCCATATCAAAAACGATATCAATTCGCCGGGAGAAATCCGGGCGGGCGGCGCGGCTATTTAATGAAGCCGTAGGTCTTTGCGATGCTCTTGATGGACGCACATTGCGCAGTCTTCTCGGAGCCTGTCATCGTTTGCATCTGATCTTTTCGGGTGCGCGTCCACAGTCCCAAAGTTCCGGGAAAACTAGTCACGTCACTTGGAACAATTTCGGTGACGTACTTTTGTATCGCATCTTGGTCGTAACTCAGACCGCAGGCCTCTTCGGCGGCAAGAACAGTACCGAGGTCGTTAGCGACTTTCTGTTCGTCAAAATTTGCGGACGAGGCAATCGCGCTGCTCGCCAAAAGTGCCAATCCAGCCAGTGCCAGTTTCATATCAACCCCCTGAAATTTCCTCCAATAAAGCGCGCCGTGCGCGTTTTGGCAATGGTGAGGGCATGATCATGGTTCAGCAATCCGCGCCTCTGGTTAATCTGCCTCTGTTCATAGCGCCTGAACTGGCCGAGATCGAGCGGCTTCAGACTGAGCGCAATACCCTGCAGCGACGTATCCATGCGCTCCGGCCACACTGCCATAAGCGTGTCGAGCTGGAAGCCCGCTTGCGCCTCATTACCGCGCAACAACTGGCGCTCTCCGCAGAGATCGGGAGGCAGCATTGAAGGATCATCGTCTTGTAGCAGAGCTGCTTGGTTTGCTGGGTGAGGACGGCCTCATCCGCCTTGCCGAAGAGCATGCAGGTATTCGCCTTTACGTGCCATCGAATATTGATCGCTCTCAACTTATCGATACTGTCGGGATCGATATTGCAAACAAGCTCTCACGCCGCTATGGCGGAGACTATATCAGCGTGCCCATGGTTCGCGATCTTCGTGCGCGCCGATACCGGGATCAGGATGGCTTGTCGAATTCGCAAATTGCACGTAGGTTAGGCATCACTGAAAGCGGTGTTGAAAAACTCTTCAACCGCTCGCCGGTCAAATACCGCACCAAGAAAACTGACGACCGTCAGATAGAAATGTTTCCCTCTGAATAAATTCTAAGTCTGCCCCACGGACATGTGCGGCATGATTAGCGTCCGCGCACCCACGTAAAACTGTCTTGAACCGGCCAATCTTGGCCACGGCAACAGCCAAAGAAGACAGTTTCGCGGAGGGCGTGATGTGACCGACCTTGCATCCCAGATCAATCACACGGTGCTGGCCGCGCTCGCTCCGCGCGTCGCGGTCAAAAAGATCGCACAACAGCAATCCATCATTTCATCGTTTGGGCCTTTGTTGCCGGAACTGCTGAAGCGGTTTCAAGTGACGACCTCACTTCGCATCGTTCATTTCCTCGCACAGCTCGCCCACGAGAGCGATGGCTTTTGCGCGATGGAAGAATACGCCAGCGGTGCCGCCTATGAAGGTCGCGCCGATCTCGGCAATACACAGCCCGGTGACGGTAAACGCTTCAAGGGCCGTGGCCCGATCCAGTTGACCGGCCGCGCCAATTATCGCGCCTTCACCAAGTGGATACGCCAATATGTCGCCGATGCGCCGGGTTTCGAGGCAAAGCCCGAACTGGTGGCGACGTGGCCGTGGGCTGCATGGGCTGTCTTCTATTTCTGGTCTACCCGCAATCTCAACGACCTTGCCGACCGAGATGATCTTGTCGCCATCACCAAGCGCATCAACGGTGGCACGAATGGTTTGAGCGACCGCGCAGCATATCTTGCCAAGGCCAAGGACATCGTTGCGGAGATCAGCGCCGACGCTATCGCCTTCGAGCCGGGAGACACTGTGTTGCGTCGTGGCATGCGGGGGCTTTCCGTTGCTGATCTCCAGCGCGGCCTTCGTGCTGCTGGTTTTTACCATCTGTCGATCGACGGGATTTTTGGACCCGGAACTGAGCAAGCCGTGAAGGCCTTCCAGCGTGATCATCGTCTGGTCGCCGATGGCCTGGTCGGACCGAAGACGATGAAGAGCCTTCAGCGTTTCATGCCGGAGGATCTGACATGAGCGAGCCGATCAAGGAACCGGGCTATACTTCCAGCCGCCGCTATCTCTGGGGCAGTTTCTATCTCGCCTGGACTGTCATCATCATTCTTGTCGGCGCTGCATCTGTCGGCTCCGAACAGGCCGTTGCGATTGCTCCGATCGTGGTGCCTTCCATGGTCGCGCTGATCGTCGGCGTTCTCGGCGTCCATCGCGGCTTCGGGTCTGTCGATTATTGGGCGCAGGCAAAAACGCTATTCACCGATCGGCGGGAGGACCGGCCATGATCGCATGGTTCTCGGCATGGTTCGCCAAGTGGACCTCCCAGATTGTTGTCGCCGCCATCATATTGCTGGCGGCGGCGACGTTGGCTTTCGGTGCTGCCCGCGCGCTCCGCGATACGATCAGCGATGCGGTTGCAACCGCCGAAAAATCCCGTGATGCGTATTGGTCCCAACAGATCGCCGAGGCCAATGAAGCTGCCGCCAAGAACATCATCGAGCAGATGAAAGCCTCCCAGGCCGCACAGGAAAAAGCCCAGGCCGAAATCAACCGTCTCAACAACAAGGTCCTAGAACTGGAGGATGCCAATGCGGCACTTTCTGACACTCCTGGCAGTGGCATCGATGTCGATCGCTCACGGCTGCTCAACAACCAGTTCCTCGGAGGGAAAGCCAATCCTCCGTACTGAATTCGTCAGGGGGCAAGTGCCGTCTGAGGCGCGCAAGCCATGCGATCCGCCTGTCACTCTGCCTGATCGCGCATTGTCGGCAAAAGAGCTGACGCCGCTGTGGGGTAAGGATCGAGCCGCACTTGCCGTCTGCGAGCAGCGGCGCGGTGCAGCCATTGCCGCGATCGACGCGGTGCCAGTTCCTGCTGAGCGGCCGAAGTGATGGAAGCGGGCAACAAGGCACATGAGCTGGCCGATCTGCGCGCCGAGCAAGAGCGGGATGCGGGAATCGCTGCCGCGTCAGCTGCATTGATTGGCGACGGATCGGACATCTGCGTCCGCTGCGGCGAAGAGATCGAGCCGGAGCGGCTTGCAGCCCTGCCATCGGCGCGCCGGTGTGTGGACTGTCAGAGCAAACTTGAACGCGAGCAGTCCAGGGGGCGTCGTTAATGCTGGAGAATATCTCACTCGCCCAGATCGGGCAGCTCATCAATTTCTTGCTGGCGGCTGCGGCCTTCCTCGGCGTGGTCAGCGGTTACATCGGTAAGGGCGCCAAGGAGATATCGGCCAAGGTTTCGGATCACGAGCACCGACTGTCGAAGGTCGAGAATGATCTGTCGCACATGCCGAACACTGAAACCGTCCATCAGCTCCAGCTCGCGATCACCGAGATCAAGGGCCAGATGGGCATAATGGCAAAGTCGTCAGAGGCGACCGAACGGACGACACGCCGTGTTGAAGAATTTTTGATGCAGAAAGGACGTTAGGAATGACGGCGGGTTACAAGGATTTTGTCGATCAGAATGTACGCCTCATCATCCTGAAGGCGCTCGCGATGGAGACGAATGCCAGTCTGAACGACAGCCTGCTTGAACGCGAGCTGGAGGTGTTCGGCTACAAACGCACCCGCGAATATCTGCGCAATCAGATGCGCTGGCTTGAAACCGAAGCTGGCGCTGTTCGCATCAGCACCGCAGGCACAGCTCTTATCGCCACCTTGACCAGGACAGGCCGCGATCATGTCGAGCGCCGCATCGTTCTCGAAGGTGTCCAGCGACCGGGCGACGTGGAGTGATGAGCCATGACAGAAGATAGGCGCGGCCGTTCCAGGCTGGACAGTCTGGAGTTGCTACCGGAAGATGCCCAGGACGACGTCGTCTGGGCAATCAGTCAGCTGAATGAACGCCGCCGCAGTCAGGCGGACATTCTTTTTGAGCTGAACGATCGTCTGGAAGTCAAGGGCATCGGACCGATATCGAAGTCGGCTTTCAACCGTAAAGCGATGCGCCTGTCCCGCCGCGCCTCTCAGCTGGAGGAACGCCGTTACATCTATGCTGGCATCGCGGAGAAGCTTACGCCTGAAGAAATCAGCAAGTCCGATATTGTTCTCGGCGAGTTCCTCAAAACGCTTATTGATGAGCTGCTCGACGGCGATGGCCTCAATTCCAAAAACGCCATGGAACTGGCACGCGCCTATAAGGAAACCGTGGTTGCGCAACGCCATTCTGCCGAACATCGCCGCAAGGCCGAGGAAGAAGCCACAGCCAAGCTGGCGAAGGCTGTCGGTGATGCGACCGACGCTGTTGAGAAAGCAGGCCGCAAGGTGGATGGCGAAGAAATCCTGCGCATGATCCGTGAAGCTTATGGGACATCTTGATGACACAGCCTTTGCTTTACGGCTATCAGCGCCGCTGGCTCACCGATAAAAGCCGCTTTAAATTTGGCAAGTTTGCACGCCAAACCGGCAAGACGTTCACCACGACACTGGAATGTGTTGATGACAGTTTTGAGCATGCCGTAAAGAGCCAGCGTACACGGTGGGTGATATTGAGCCGTGGCGAGCGACAAGCCCGTGAAGCCATGTTGGAAGGTATATACCCTCATGCCAAGGCTTACGGCATGGCATTTGACGCCAACGAGTTTGATTGGCAGGGCGATACCGGCAGCTACAAGGCGCTGGAAGTGACATTGCCGTACGGCACCCGTATTACAGCCCTTCCAGCAAATCCCGATACGGCGCGCGGCTTTTCTGCCAACGTATTTCTCGATGAGTTCGCGTTCCACAAAGATAGTAGCGCGATCTGGAAAGCGCTCTTTCCGGTAATCTCGGCCAACTGGAAGCTGCGCGTCACATCGACACCGAATGGCAAGAGCGGGAAATTCTTCGAGCTGGACACCGCCAATGACGATACTTGGTCACGGCATGTTGTCGATATCTATCAGGCGGTCAGGGACGGCTTGCCGCGCAACATCGAGGAGCTGCGCGCCGGTATTGCCGACGAAGATGCCTGGGCGCAGGAATATGAGCTGCAGTATCTCGATGAGGCGAGCGCCTGGCTCTCCTACGAATTGATTTCATCGGTCGAAGACGACAATGCAGGAAGCCCGGACGGATATCAGGGCAACGCCTGCTATGTCGGGCGCGATATCGGCCGACGCAATGACCTTCATGTGATCTGGGTATGGGAAGAGATCGGCGATGTCTTGTGGTGTCGCGAGATCATCGAACAGAAGCGCGCCACCTTTGCCGACATGGATGCTGCGTTTGATGACGTGATGATGCGTTATCGTGTGGCGCGGGCCTGC